GCTTCAGCACCAGCGACAGCAAACAGGTTGCGATCGTAGGTCTGAGCCAGTGCATCACCCATCTCACGGCTGAACGCAGAGCGAACATCGTAATGGTTCATGGCTTCGTTGAAGTTACTTATAAATGTAGAAGCCAAGAGGACATCGTCGATTTGGATAATGCGCTCGTCCTGCTTGATGTTACTACCTGTGATTTCAGTGCCGGGTACATGGTACGCTGCGGTTGTGCTACCAATCGCGTTGAACACTGCCGAACGACCAGACTGGATCGTGCGGATACGGGTTTTGTCGCGCAGTACAGTCTGCGCCATAAACCGAGCTTGGACCTCGCCACTGAAGACACGGAGAAAAAGCTCGTTGTTGGCTGCAAACTGGGTGGCGTTTACGGTACTTTCATCCGCCGCTGGGCTGGAGTAAGTGCCGCCATTCTTAATACCGAGATAGCTCGGAGTAGCGTTAGCCATTGTGGCCTCCTAATAAAACTACATAAGGGGGTAAAATGACTGTGACTCAGCTAACATCTTGGTTGTCCGACAGCACGTCGGGCCGTTGCGGTTAGGGTTGTCTCAGTTGCACCATTCTGCGCGTGCAAGGTTAGATCCGTACACCTGACGTAGCGTCTGGTCGGTATCTGCCGCACTTGCGTAGATCGGTAGCCAGGATGCGCAGACAGCTCGATCAATCTCTGAGCCATCCACGCTCGTGCAGCTTGCGACGAAGATCGCGCTCACTGACAGTGTGAGAAAGGTGCCTAGCCTCTTGAGCCGAATAGCCTTTCTCCGTAAAGCGTTTTTGCAGTCGTTTGCGTTCATTACTCCTCGCCTGCGTTGTGCTGATGATGTACGCGACAGCCGCCAAGCCGATCGCAACGCTGAAGACAATGCGTTTGATGTCGTCGAACATCTCATCGGCGTCCTTTCTGCCAATCATCGAACCGTACAGCGATCAGGTAGACCGCCACTGCAGCCACTACCAAGCCGGCCACCCATAGGTGGTTCTCGACAAACGTAGCTGCCTGCTCCAACGGGCCGATTACAGGCGCAACCGCTGTAACTGTACCGACAACACCCAGCGCACCCGCTGCTCGTACCGTCCGGCTCTCTGTGATGTCTGCTCGTGGCTTGCTGACGGGTGTCGCAAACAACTCGGCCTCACTGGCACGTCGCTTGATCAAGCCCTCGTGCACCTTGCCGCCGGCTTTGTTCCAAACGTGGAACTGCTCGGTTGCCAGCACACGTTGGCCACGGTTCAGAAGACGCAGCAGTGTGCTGTCCTTGAACGCACCGACGCCCACGTTGTACACAAACGACACAAGCGCATCGTACTCGTTTTGGTTGAGGTCGACAGTGACGTGTTTGTTCACTGCCTTCTCGTACTTGCCGATTGTCGTCTCGAACATCTTGAGGACATCCGTCTGGCTATAGACTTGGCCGACCTCAAGGCCTTCGATGTCGTACGTCGTCGTGCCAAAACCCACCGTCGGGATCGGCTTCGTTGCAATCGGGTCCGCATAAACCTGCAAGTATCGTTTGGGGATGTTGTCGTGTCCGCCGGGATACCAGACGTATCCGTCGCGGGTTTTGAGCGAGGTGCTCGCCTCGTAGTAGGCGATGAGCGCAAGACCGCGCTCACTCAACCGTTTCTTCATCATCGTACGTTACCTCATGTTGCCGATTTTGCGCTCGACATCACTCCGGTAGGCATCATCGGATTTGTAGCGAGGGTCGTTGATTGCCTCGAGCATCTCTGCCGTGGATCTGAAGCCTTCGGGGCCAGACCTCACGCCGCCGATCGTCCGCTGCGGTTCTGTCGAGCCAACCGTGCGGTCGTAGTCCGTGCTGATCATCGCCATTGCCATGCGCGTTTGGCTGTAGTCGCCACTGTTCAGCATACCGTTCAGACGATCGATCATGGTGTCGTCGTAGTGGTCTGCTGCCCAAGTCTGCATGGCACCGACACGATCATCGCCGCCAAATTCCTGCACGATTGCCGAGCGGTTCGATTCAGCCTCGCGAATGCGCATGTCGCGGACAGCTTCAACGGTCTCACGTGGGATACCCGCAGCAGCCAAGGCGTCGAACGTCGCGTCGGACAACTGTCCGGTCGACATAAACTCTTGCTCTGCTGATCCGATCAGGCTGTCGACAGCGGGAGTGGGAGAAACCTCCTCGCTTTCGCTTGCCTCTTCGGCTTCGGGTTCGCCACTACTGAGTTTGCGTTCAAGTTCCGCATAGCTCTTCGCCATGTCTTCTGGGCTTTTGAACTTCTCCGGCAACCATGCAGGCCGCTCTTCAGCCTGTGGCTGCTCAGACGTCTGAGCGGGTTCGGATTCGACATTCTCGTCCTTGGGCAAGTGGCCCTCCTCGACAAGTTTGTCGTAAGATTCCTGCAGCGTCGGTTCAGCGACATCGCCGTCGAGCGGCAGGGTCATTTGGTCAGTGTCAGCCATGTGTTTTCACTCACTGTTGTTGCTGGGAAACGGCGTCGGCAGCTGCTTTGACCGCTTGGGGTGCAGCGCTTTGGGCGATCGACGCCAGTTGCTGTTGTTGTTGCGCCTCAAGCTGGGCCTGCTGTTCCATCGCAAGCTGCTCGCGGGTCTTGACGAGACCACCCATGTCGATGCCAAGGCTGGCACCCGTGCGGATGATGAACTCGTCGACGTTCATGAATTGCTCAAGCACGCCTGGGCCTAGAGACCCGACCACCTGCATAAACTGCATGAGGTTGTTGAGGTCGTTGCCTCGACCGAGAGCGGCAGTGCCGGTCACAATGCTTGGCTTGATCACACCATCAGGCAACGACGGCAGGCGTTTCTGTCGCTGCATCCGCTCCATCAGGCGCTTGACCAGTGGCAGCTGCAGTGTCTGCGACAAGTTGCTGTACAGACCACCCAAGCTTGCCTCGAGGGCGTTGGCCAACAGGGTCAGCTCAGTGCTCGTCACACGCTCTGCATCACGTTGGATGCTGTCGTAGAGCATGAACGCCTGCGCCAACCGCTGCTCGATCCGCTGGGCCGCATTAGCAGCTACCGCCATGTCGGCTTGCTTCTGTACCTGCAGTGTCGAGACGTCTGCTGCATTGCCGGACTTGAAGTCGCCCGACTCAGCTTCCGCCAGGTCTTGCATGCGGGTCACGCCGTTAGGCTGCACCAAGAATACTACCTTGCTTGCTGCGGCGCTGGCCTCGAGGATTGCTCTCGACAAACCTTCAAGACTGATTAGGTCACCGAGGTACTCTTCGACGTAACCACGGCCGTAGTTCTCAGCGTCAATCGTGTTCCACCGCAGTGCGAGCATCGGGCCTTTGTCGATCGGCCAGTTGCCCTCGCTGCCAGGGATCACGACACCGTTGTCGAGTTCTTGGTAGAGACGCCAGCGCTTGCCATCGCGGAAATACTTGGTGTAAATGTCGACATCTTCACCATCTTTGTGGTCGGTGATGAGGGCTGCGACGTCCGGCTCTAGAGTTGCAGGGCTGACGGATTCCTTGATGGTGATGTCGAGGAGGTTCCCGTCTGCGTCACGGGACACGACATAGCGATCGAGTCCGTATACGCGAGTGCCGCCAGAGGCTGGCAGGTAGATCAAACAGTTGCCGCTGATGATCAGATGCTTGAGAGCTTCGAAGAGTGGGGCGCGCAGGCCCGACTGCTCAACCTCTTCCATGACTGCTCGTTCGATTGCCGACAAGCCAGCCTCGATCTCACCACGTGCGTCCGGCCGCTGGGCCAGCTCAGCTGCTTCGAAGTCGCTGAGTGTAAGTCGAAAGAAGGGGGTGTTCGGTGGCAGCAGACTGAGAAGAAGCCGTGCTGCCAAGTAGTTCACACCACGCGCACCGATGCCCTGATACGGGGTCGGGAGCCGGGAGCTGTATGTATGTCCCGCTGGGGGAACTACGGAAGGGAGGGTAAGTTTTGCACACTCTCGAGCGCGTTCGAGGTAGGTCTCTCGTGTCGCTGCGAGCTTCTCATAGCGTGACGCACAGGTCACGCCGTCGTGCATTACTTCTGGGTGCCTGTGTTGACGCCCATGCCGCCGCCGGTATTCACGGCAGGTCGGCTAACTTTTGCGTTGCGTGGTCGTGCGATACGAAGAGCGCGGGAGCCGCTGTCGTCGCTCGCGTATGGGTCTTTGAGTCGAGCCTTTTGCTTTGCACGCTGGGCCTTTGCCGGCGCTGCTTGAGCAAGGGTTGGAGGCTCGGGGGTTGGCTTTGGAGCTTCGATAATAATCGGAGCTGGGGGAGGTGGCGCTGGTTTGTTACCGCCAAGGCACATGATCTAGATCCTTAATATGTTAGCATTTTGTTCTTCGAAGATTGATTGGAGATGCCTGACCACGCCCACTGCTCCGACAGATTGCCAGATCTGCCGGTCAGTTTCGTCGACGTTAGGGACGCGGTCGGGGTATCGCTCGAGCAAATACTCGAGCAATTCCTGGGTGACGATCGGTGTCGGAGCCGGTGGCTTGTCGGTCAGATCCCGCATG